CTTGAACCTGCGCAAAAGTTCATAGTTCTTCACCATCTTGATGTTCTGCACGATGGGCGTGCCGTCCGCCTCAAAGACTGACACCGAGAAATATCCAAACCGCTGGTTCCACAGCACTCGGAATGTGAATGGCCGGTTATCCAGTTCGACCGTGACCGTCTGGTCAGTGGTTTCGGGTAATAGCGGGATTTGGCGGAGTATGGACATCTAGAAATTCCTGAATGCGTCCAATGTTCGCTGGATGGTGCTGGATGGCACTTTCTCAGGCGCCTGCTTCGCCCCGCCATTCTTTTGCGCTTCGGCCTTGTTTCCTGTTGCCTTGCTGGCCTTGGCCGTTTTCTTGACGCTGATGCCTTTCGGAAGGTTGACCAGCTGCGTGCTGACCTTGCGGATATGGATGAATTCGACCGTGAATTCGAGCGCCTCGCCGTTACCTGCCGCACGCGGGACCGTCACCGCAGTGATTGCCATGTCCTCATAAATCCGGTGCTTGGTATAAACGATGACCGGTTCCTTGAGCTTGATCAATTCATGCAGAAAATCGAATACCGGCTGCGTGCGCGTGCCGATTGCGCCGGCGTTCAACACGCCGGACAGTTCCTGGCTGGTGCGGATCGGCGTGTCTGTCACCAGGCCGCGAAGGCGCAACTTGTCGGCTGTCTCAATGATGTGGTCGGTGACCGGTGCGCCCAGCTCGACCGGGTTCGACGTGGCATCTGCTGTCCATTCATGCACTTCTTCCAGCACCGCATCAAGCTCGATGTTGCCATAGAAATTACCGAACTCGGTCTGGAATACCTGACCGCCGAAGTAAAGACCGATCACGGCGCGTACACCGCGAGGCTGCGAGCGAATTTGTCATCAGCCGCTTTACTGAAACTGGAATTCGCACTGCGCTTCAGGAAATCCGCCTGTTCGATGGTAGTTCCAGGCGGCACGACGACGTTCACTGTCGTGTTATTTTCCAAATTTAGCGGGCCTGTCTGTCCGGCCAGTGGCGTGAGCTGATTTGCGCCGATTCTAGGCGTTAAAATGGGTGGGTTGGCAGCACCGCCTTCACCAAAGCCGAAAATGCCTTTAACGGCGCTTGTGGCGCGTCCTATCATGTTTGTTATCCATTCCCAGGCATCCTTCACGGCATTGACGATAGGATCGTGATACATTTTGTAAATAGCCTCCCCCCATTTTTTGAGGGTATCCATCAATATTGTTGTGAGACCGTCCAGACCTTCCAGAAATAGCGCCGGGTTCAGGGTAAATGCGCCGACAATCATGGCGCCCACTGCGCCTAGATACTTTCCAATGGCCAGCAGAGCATCACCAATAAAATCGAGAGCAGCGCGCGCGATCCAGCGCACGTCTTCCCATTTGCCCAGGAATTCCCCTAATACAGAATTTCCGCCGTTGATCCAGACGATCACATCCTCAATGAGAAAAGCCACAGCCAGGATTGCCGCTGCGATTGCGAGCCACGGCAGGATTGCGGCCACACTCATCGTGGCGAATTGCAAAATCAACGGCAGAATTTTTGCACCAAGCATGACGCCGATGGTGATGCCAATGATTCGCAGCATGTTATTCCAACCGTCAAAGGCGGCAACTACCTTCGTCACGCCGGCCTCAATCACATCAAAGGCGGTGATGATTTTGTCCGCGATGATCCGCACAAAGTCAGTATCACGGTTCATGTTATCAATGCCGAGTTTGAACCGATTGCCGATAATGGTCATCGCGCGGCCAACCGTCATCGGCATGGATTTGAACTTGAGGTCAAAATAGTCCGACATCCGCTTCGTCGCCTCAATCACCTCCTTGGCGGTGAGCTTGCCTTCTGAAGCCATTTTCTTGAGATTTTGGCGCGGGATGTTCAACTCTTCCGACAGCCGTTGCAGATACTGCGGCGCGGCCTCGGCCATCGAACGGAATTCGTCACCCTGCAATACCCCGGATGCCAGCGCCTGCGAGAACTGGATCATTACGGCAGAGGCTTCCGCAGTCGATGTGCCGCCAACGGTCAGCGCCTTCGAGATCGTGTCTGTGACCTTGAGCAGGTCTTCCTGCGTCTTGATGTAGTCCTGGGCGGCATTGCCTACGCGGCTGTAGAGCGTGGCATATGCCTCGATGCTGGTGCCGGATGCGCTGGCATGTGCTGCGACGGTATCGAATGCCGCGCCGACATCGCCCATTGTCTGCGGCAACATGCCCACGCGCGCGCGCAATGACTGCATTTCGTCCGCAATTCCAATCACCCGGCGAACGGAGAATGCCGAGGCAATGGAAAATGCGATCCGCCCGAAGATTGCAGCGGTATTGTTGGCACTTTGTTTGAGATTTTGTGTGGCTCGTTCGGCTTTGTTGACCTGCGTCTGGTCAAGTTGGAAACCGAGTTTGGTGATGAGTTCGCGGACAATCATTGCTCACCTCTTCTTGATCGAATCGTACTGCGCCGCCTCGATGTCTGCCTGCATATCCAGCAACGCATTGAGCCGTTGCAGGTCGGTGATGCTGGCGGTGCCATCCTTGACCTCGGTCAGTGTCACCTTTCCGGCCAGTACCGGTCTCCATATCCACAACTCGGCGGCCAGTTCGTCGGCCAGTGTGCCGGGTATTACCTGGCTTTCTTCGCTGGCACGGCGGCGGTTACTGCGCCAAAGCGTTCCGTTATCTTTAGAAAAAAAGGGCCGAACTGGAACTTCGCCACCTCAAAAATCAGTTCGTACATCTCAAACAGATTGGCCACGGTAAAGCAAACATCGATGTCGGTACCGGATTTGATGAATCGTTTGTCCTCGATGCTGTAGAGCTTCGATTCCGCGAACATCGGCAGCACGATGTCGTCCATGGTTGATTCGTTCAGGTGCTGCGCGATGACTTCGGCCGCCTCTTTCACATCAACGTCACCCAGCGCCTTCCCTGTGCCAGCCATGGCGCCAAATACCGGCACAACGATCTTTTGCAGCCGCAGCAGCAGCTTGTTGGCCGCGAACGCGTTCATCGGGTGGCAGGTAAACTCCCGCTGCCCGGCGATGATGGTGACCGGATCAGCCATCAGTTACCGCCCCCGTGGAAGATTTTGAGGTCTGCAGCGGAAAATACCCACACCCGTTCGGAGACTTCCTTGCCGAATGTGGCCTCCGGCACAGTCTTGATCCAGCATTGTGTCGCCACCGCCAGCGAGCGCCCGGAACCGTCCACCACGGCCACAGGGAACAGGTTCAGGCCTTCGTTGGTCAAGTCTTCAACACCGGCAAGGCCAGATAGCAAGTCATTCGCCGGGCTGGTTTGCAGCAACTTGAACTCGAATTCTCCGGTCTTATTGGCATTGCGCGCTCGCGCCACGCCGCCATCAGTGCCCACGCGCATGAAGTACGAGTCTTCGGAGCGCCGGGCAATAATCGAGTCACCATCCGAGAATCCGGAGACGATCACGCCGCCTACGGTGACGACGACTTGGCTCGGATCGTAGGAGCCCGTTAAGGTAGCAGTCATTTTTCAGTCTCCTTTCGATTAAAGCTCATAGGCCAGGGCGCCGGTGATATTCACCACGTGAATTGCCCCGGCCAGTCTCGCCACAAATCCCAGCGTCAGAATCCGGCTCGCTTTGATGCTCGAAGATACATCGAGCGAACGCGGGTAGGAAATCGTGAAGCCCGGCACAGTATTGCCAGCCGAATCCAGCTCATCCGGTGCGATGCCGCCCACGTTCTGGCCCTCTTGGAGCGATTTGCGCAGATTGTTGACGCACAACTGGATGCCCGGATCGGTATACGGCACCTTGTCGCGGTTGATCATCATCTGCACCATGTTGACCTGGATGGTGTCCTTCAACCAATCGCGGAAACGAATCACATCGATCCATTCGCCTGCCGCAACTTTGCCGGGATTGGTCAGCGCAATCTGTTCCTGGTAGAACTCGAACGTATTACCGCCCTTGGTCTGCACCGTCTGCTTTTGCGTTGCGGTCAGATCGCTCGGCGTGATACTGGCCAATTGCTTGAGCGCCCATGTCTCGGCGCCTGGCTGAATCGTGAACACACGCGCCGCCCAGGCTGCATCCGGATACTCGGTAGCTGCATTGGTGTGATACAGCGCCGCCGTGCGGTAATAGCGGGTGTTCTTCAGCGTGCTGATGAGGTCGGTGGTGAGCGACGGATTCAACACATCAGCCTGATCGGTTGCCGTGATGAACAGCTTCTCGTTCGCTTCTGTCCACTCGGCGGCGTCCAGTTGCGTCTGAATCACGCGCTCGGTCATCACCAGGCCATACCATGCATCGTCCTCGTTGAGAATGGCGGTGAGATCATCGCCGACCGCAGTCGATGCTGCCAACGGGCTGATGGTTCCCCATTGTAGGTTGGTCAGCAGGTCGATATAGCCTACCGTGCTGATCCATGCCACCTCCAGAGTGTCTCCCACGACTGTGGCCGTGATGGTCTCATCGGTATCGCCGGTAATCGCTGCAGCGAGACCTGCGACAATCTCGGCGGCGGTTGGTGTGGCATCAGCCGTGAAGCTGTAGGTCTGGCCATCAACTTCCAGCGAATAGGTGCCAAGCGAAATCAATGATGCCACCTCAATCACGCCCTTGAGCACTGCGCGGCGGCCTACCTTGATTTGAGTCGGACGCGGAATTTGGCCAAAGCCATCCGATAGCGCAGTCAGCACCGATGGTGGAAGATCATCCTCGGCAGCGGCAGCATAGCTGGTATAGACGCGCACGCGCTCCGGGAATGTCATGAGCGGTGCCACGATGATCGGGATGCCGAATTCACCGCGCGCGACACCGGTAGTCTGGAGTGCGATTTGAACTGAAACGATGTCGTCTAGCGTTGCCATGCCTATCCCCTTTCAAAAAAGTTCGAGCTACAGCGTAATGGTGATGACCTGATCCAGATCAGGATTGGAAATTGTGCCACTGGTGACATATTCCCCGTTCGCCGTTACTGTTTCAATCGCGCCTACATTATCCGTCAATGTGGCGCCGAAGCGAATAAATAAATCAAGTGATGCGCGCGATTCGAGCTGGGAGCTATCCAGCAACTCCGGGATGTTCTGCACTTCCCCGGTGTTGAAACAGGAAATATCGTTCGCCAGCCATTGATCCTGCGCCGTGGTGCGCGCCAGATCGTCCCGCAGCGTCATGCATTTCAATACTGCGCCGGTGCCGATATATTGCATGTTTA